TTATCACGTGCTATGAGAAGCCGACTGCAATATACGAACAACCTGTGAAAGAGCTTTGAGTACCTCCACTTATACGGACGACTGAATTGGAAATCCTCTCCCATGCCAAAATGCATCCTGAGTTGTTTGCATAGCTTCCTTTTCTAAAACTTATGTCGACTTGGTAGCTTGTATTGCTGAAGCTTCTTGGAAAATGAACATCTGTTGAAGCATTGTTAGGGTAGCCAAGTTCTCCCCATTGAACAGTAAACCCTGTGGAGTTATCACGTGCCCATCCATTAGTGCCGTTGGAAACTGACCAATTGGAAGTGTTTGTGGTGACCGTATCTTGAGTTGTAATTGTAAAAGTTGTCCCATTGCCACGAGTAAACGTAATCGTTCGACCATTTACACTGACGTTTTTGATGTAAGTCGTGTTAATTTGCTGGCCGGCACTATCCTGAGTTGCTTTAGTGGCAGAGGCCGCTGAAGTAGCCGTGTCGGCTTTAGCAGAATCGACAGCTTTTCCATCAACAGGAAGGTATCCGCTTAAATCTGCCTTTTTTGCATAAGTTGTGGGAATGTCGTTGCCGTCATTATCTTTCAAGGCTTTTTGTGCGACGCCTGCGTATGGAAGAAGATAGCCTCCTTCAGAATCTTTCAATACAACTTGTTTAGCTTCAACTGTTTGAGCCATGGTGTTCTCCAAAAAAGGCGGATTTCTCCGCCTTGATAGTCTTTAAGAATTTAAGGATTAAACAATTTCAGTGAAAGTGATACCGTCGGTGATTCCGTAGCCAGCTAAAGTTGTGGCTTTGTCAGCCTTGTTCTCCAGAGCTGTATCTACATCGGCTTTCAAAGCGACTTTTGTGGTATCAATGCTGATTTGATTGTCAGTAATGACAATGCCGTTTCCAGCGGCATAAGAATCAACTAAATCGGAAACCAACACATAAATGTGGGAGTTCTCTGCATTGGCCAGAACCAAGTCAATGTATTTGTCTCCGACCTTATAACCGGCGACGGGTGTATCAGCTGCCGTCACTGTTTTCACAGAGCCGGATTGAACAACCATATCTTTCGGGATGTTAATCTTCGAACCGACCTGGACGCCGTCTTTGGTGAGGGTGTAGGTCGAAGCAAACCCTTCATCTGCTGTCTCGGCTTTTTGAATCGAGTATTCACTCGCTGTTGGCAGCGTGATAGCAGCCTTACCGCTGACAACATTGACTGTTTCCCCGTTGATAGTGATCTGAGTAATCATCTTTCCGAGAGAAGTGGTCAATGTGCCATCACTCGTTTTTACCAAGTCGGAACTTGTCTGCGGTAAAAGTTCATTACCGAGTAGATCTTTTAATTGAACTTTTTTTGTTTCAGCCATGATTGTCTCCTTTACTAGTTAGACTGAAGTTCTGAATATTTGACACTGTCAGAGGTGCCAACCAAGATCACGTCACCGATTGAATCGATAAAGTCATAGGTGACGAAAGGTTGCAAAGCTGCCTTTAGTCCGTCTGGGGTGACAGCTCTGCGGTTATCGATACCGTCAATTGTTTCTTGCCTCGTGGCAAGCTCAACAATGCCCTGGGTTTCTGTTGTTGCTGAAGGGTTCCAAAATCCGCCTTCGCCTTCAACAACAATGTCGTCAGGAGAGGCAGACACGACGGGAAACTCAAAAGTGAAGAGTGCATGAGTGGGTGCGGCCTTTTGCATAATCGGAGTGTCTTGGGCATACACTGCGAAAAGGATCCCGTCTGCCGTAAACACACCAATTTCGTAGACTTCATATTTCTCGTAATCGGTGTCTCGGATGCCAACATGAATCAAGTTGTCTCCAATGTTTCCCCCTTTAATTGTGTTAAGAGTCTTAAAAGGCTCCCGTAAAGCGGTCTGATCCTCAGAAGCGGTGTATTTGCCCGTTCCGAATTGAACACTTGAAAGAACCAGAGCATTGGTACCATCCTTTTGTTTGTTAATTAACGCCTGGATGCCGGCGTCTGTAAGAATTACTTTTATCGCCATGTTTTCCTCTAACTAATGCGCACGTAGGAAGCCGGATTACAAACAGAACCAACGCGGATAGGAACTTCAATCGAAGGTATGTCTCCTCTGATTTGGGCGTAATTCCCGGCGCTCATAACAGCTCCGACCCGAATTGTTTGTGTAAATTTGCGACGAAGGGTGATCGAGCCGTGACTTCTAATAGATTTAGCCTCGTAAACCAGCGCATAAAGATCCTCCTGGTCACGGAAGGTCATATCTTTCCCAATGTCGTCGAGAGGAATTTCAATGTCGAAAGTAAAAGGCTGTCCTTTTGGGGTTTGCTGCCACCATTCGGTAATAAAAAAGGGCTCGAACATCGAGCCCACTGCCGCCTTAACTGCTTTAAGGGTTCCTCGACGGCGTTTTGTTTCAACCGTCGCCAGAAGAACGCTCAACTTTGTTTCTCGTGGCCAAAGACTATCCCACGCTGCGACATGGAACTGCACTGCTAAATGATCCAGCTGCAGACTGCTCAAGTCTTTTAATCGCGCACAAATAAGAGCCATCTTCGTTTGGATGGTCAGCTCATTTAAATGGGGATCAATTGCTGAAGCGGTTGCCTTTATGTTACTGTCCGCCGATAAATTGGGGGGCAGAAGGTCCTGCAGACGGATGTTGTTCAGGTTTTTCATGATGCGGCTCAGTTAAATTTCTTAGTAACCCATGAAATTAACTTCCAAGTTTTCGCACTGGGCCACCTCTGACGATTCAATCTCTTGGAAATCTCGCGGGCTCAATGTTTCCGAGTCGATTCGAGAGGCGCCTGCATTAAATACCAGGGCTGTTAGTTTCCCAGGAGTGATATCTCGTCCGATCCTCCCTTGCTGCCACTTTTTAAATTCTTCAACGGCTGCCGTCACATTCGAACGAATAGAGTCAGCCCGATCTTTGTCTTCATCGCTTATCCAGTAATCGACTCTTATGGAATAGGAGACAGGTTTTGGACTTTTGCATACGACATAATCGGTTAACGGTCTTATGTTTTCGCTGCTGAGATATTCGTATAGTTGACGTAAGAAACTCTCAGAGGGAAGTTCTCCGTCCTTCAAAAGAGTAAAAACATCAACTTCTCCAGGGACCGGAGACATTACGGCAACATCGGATATGGCGTTTGAGAAAGACTTGGCATGGTACACATACGCCAAGCGTGGTCCGGCAACAGAGTAACCATCGACGCGGAATCTCATTCGCTGCGCATATTCAGGATCATTTTCTCGCTCCGCACCTCCCGCAGTTTCAACAATGTTTTTTGCTGACTCCAAGTAAGGCAGTGGTTTGACGATTGTCTGAATTTGGCCGATTCCATGACCATTTCCGACTTCTCCGGGAGTGGTGCACGACGCCTCAACTTCTCCTGATAGAAGCCCGGGAGGAATGATTAATTCCGAGACCGTGGCAAACGTAACTCTGCCGTTAGTCACTTCAAAACCTGACGGTATGACATAAGCACCCTCAAGGCTTTGATTCAATCTAAATTCAATCGTAGTAACGGCACTTGATGCAGGTGTTCTCTTAACATCGAACAAAACGCCCAAGGCGTCCAACTTTTCGCCCTGAGCGTAGGTCAAAAGATTCTGTTGTCCCGTATGATTGATTTCAGATTTAAGTTGAATTACGACCGCCGCAATAGAGCACAAATATAAATAGATCGGATCGGCATTTTGTAAGGTCCTTCCCGTGACTTTTTCATAACCGGCTATTAGAGAGCGCAAAACTCTCTCCGGATCACTTTCTACAAAATTGACCTCCGGCATACCCCAACGAGGTATAACTTCACTCATTATTTTCTCCAATCGATAAAGTAATCACCGGACGTGAAAGACCCGACATGGCGTCTTCTGCCGATTCTTCAAATTCGATTTTTTCAACCTTGGCTCTAGGTTCCCATCGTTCAATAGCCTCTATCATTTCCGTTCTGGTCAAACTTTGTGCCAGATGTATCGGCTTATCGAGGTGCTCAAAGGAGAAACCAAAGTCGCGAAGAAGAGGGACAGTTCCTTTCGGAGTTGTGAGAATGGTCCGGACATTTTGAAAGATTTCCTCTACTTCAGCGGCCGGGGAAAAATCGACATTTTTATCTAGCGTCAATCGATATTTCATTCAACCTCCAACAAAGAAATGTTGACCTCTGCCACCTGACACAATCCAAGGCCTGTATGAAACCGCCGCTCCTCGCTGATTGATTCGATGATGAACTTGCCCATATACTCAGACCCAAACAGCAGACGGTATGGTTTGTGTTGTTCGAGCATTTTCTTGAGTAAAAGAAGAGCAGCTACAGGAGGAGTTCCGAGACTCAAATCAAATCGCATCCGGAAAGAGACTCGAACAGCATCGTGGCCAACCCACTCAAAAGTCGGTTTTTGTCCTATTACGTCGTGTTGTGCCCAACGCGTGGAAAGTTCTCGATTCACATCCTTAAATGTCGAAACTACAGACGCAGAGCAAACGAACGGAACCAGTCCGAACAATCCGGTTACCCCGAAACTCATGATTTCTCCTAAATATTGGTGCCGGATACTTTGCCGCCTGCAGAGACATTCCCGGTGCCGTCAATATCGCCCTTCACAGAAAGGTTTCCTGTAACTGTCATATTTCCCTTGAATGTCAGGTGATCTGTCTCAATCGAAGCCTTCCCGGAGGAAAGCACCATCTTTGTCGCACCCATGCTCAAAGTAAGGGTCGGTGCAGTTATGTTGACCGCAGAGCTTGCTCCGATGTTGGTTTCTTTTCCGGAATTGACTTCAGTATTTTCTCCGGACCTAAGCGACACAAGGGAAGGGGCTGAAACCTGGACGTTTTTCTGATCCGCTACGATTTGCGTATCTCCGATTTGTGCCTTGAGCGTGTGAGAACTTCGATCGTAAGAAATTATTGTTCCGTCTTTAAACTTCACGACTCTTTTGTCCTGTGAGGAGGCAGGAAGCTCAATTTCTCCTGCATAAAAGCTCCCAAGAGCAAAACCTGTCTCTTCGGCTTCATGGAAGAAAACGCAAAGGACATCCTCGCCGATGTCAGGCACTGAGTAGTCCTTATCTTCTAAAGTTTTTCGCTGAAGAACGGGAAGCCAGTCGCTCGTTTTTCCATCTTCTGCGTCAAAGGTCGCTCTGATTTTGCAATGGGCAGGATCCACATCTGTGACTTCCCCGACCTTCAAAATACAAAGGACGGCATCGCCGTCCTTCTCGCCATTAAAAAGTTGCATTTAATACTCCGTATTGACCCGTCTCAATTGCAGTGAAGTTGTGTATCCGGACATTGAACCCGAATGCCTTGCCTCTTCAATAATGAAATTTCCGTCAAAGGATCCGCACCCTGATATGGCGAGGACAGACCCGGCGACCAGCATCGGGTCCCCAACTAGAACTATTTCCCCGGTCACTCGTCTGGAATTGAGTTGTCGAAGTTTTGCTTTAGCGAGCCGTTTCGCTTCATCTAACGATGTGCAGCGTTTCTTCATTTCGAATGTTTGACCGTTTTCGTCTGCATCCGGATCCGTATAGGTATAAGTCAGCACCGCAGGATTCGATTTTTTCCCTGAACCGACCTTTTCAAGGTTGAAGTCATAGCCGTAATCAGCTCCGCTCACTTTCGCCTTGTTTTTCTCAAGGTTGAAGTCATAGCCGGCGGCCGAGGCTTTCTTCTTTTTTGTAGGATCTCGCCATTTAATAGTTACCGATTTATAAGTTTCACTTTGAGAGTTTTCGAACTGATAGCTCAGTATCTCGGAGACTCCGACGGTAAGCGTTTTAACGGGCTCTTTCTTCTCATATCTTTCTTGTCCGAAGATAACGAGTTGATTGTCCGTAACCTTGATTGAAAGGCCTGTTTCCTCGCAAAGGCGCAGAAGAAACTTCATATCGCTTTCTCGCGACTGATCGATACGGTCGTATTGCGGGTTTTCTTGAGAATCCCAAAACAATTCAAGACCGGCTGAAGAGGCGATTTCGAAAGAAATATCCTTTAAGGTTTTGTTTTCCCAAGCTCGGCTTTTCTGTTCACGTCGAATTGATTTGTTTAGCGGGATAGAAACAGCTCGGAGTTCGTAGGTTCTCGGATAGCCTCGCACAGTTTGGTAATCAACAAAGAACGTTCCTAGAAAAGCTTCAGGCCCACTTTCAGTCGGAGTTCCAACAGAAATATACATTCGGATAATTTCTCCGCCGTCCGGACGCCAAGAGCCTGCCCATTTGCCCGTTTCATCCTTCAGAACGAGAGAAATTTCATCGGCCTGACCACTTTCATGGTCTGAATAATTCCAAGAGAGCAAATCCTTACTAAGGTCGGAAGTAACATCAGTCTCGTTTTTAGAAAAGAGCAGACGGAGTTTTGTTTGCCGGACATCGCTCATGACTTACTCCTTTTCCAAGGCGGGAGGTTCTGCGCAGAGACTTTTTTACTTGGAACCGATGGAGTGTTCAAACTCACGCCGGCAGGAAAAATCACGGTACGAGAATGCTCAGGATTCGCTTTTATCAGGACGTCCATCAAGAACTCATCGTCGTAAATTTTCTTTGCGATTTTGTCGAAAGTGTCGCCTTGAATTGTTTGGTACATAACCCAACCTTCGTTAACGAGATTTACTTTATGAGGCTATATGCATAGGCTAAGGAAATAAGGACAATGTAAACAGATATGCTCCATCTCACAAAAGCAAACCAAATCGGATATTTGTTCAGTAATTCCATGATCAGCTTCCTGTCATGTTTCGTTATAATTCCCATATCGACCTACCTTTTCTAGGTTGACAAAGAAAACCCCGTTGAGTTCGCTCCTCATCGGGGTTGATTTTTAATTACATTAGTTTTAAGCGTAAGAAAGACGCCTCTGAGAGTTGATTAACCTCTCGAGTTCTTTCTTCAGATCCTTTACTCCAGCTTGCAATCCGCTTTGAACTTCCTCTTTCGTTGTCCCGCCTCCGGAGATATTGATGACCGGAGAAAAAGAAACTTGGATAGAAGAAGAGCCTCGGCTTTCAAGCATTCCTCCGAGTTTGGATAGCGGAATGATGGCTTCGGACTCTCTGCCTTCGCCGACCATTGCCAGGGATGGTCCGGTTGCAATACCGCCGTTGGCAAGAAGCGGAATCTCCGGAAGCGTAAACCCAAGCGTTTGTCCGCCGGCAATAGGCACCCAGTCAGGGATTTTTGCGTTCGCGAGCTGGTTGATTCCCTTAAATGCACTGTTGATTAGTGTAATTGCACCGTTCAACGGAGTCTTAGCTATCGCAGGAATCGAAGCGAATACTCCGGAGAAGGTGGTTTTCATGCCTTCCCATGCTTTAGTCCAGTCGCCTAAGAAAACTCCGGATATGAAATCCGTCAAACCCTGGAAGGTTGTTTTAACTGCATCAACTTTTGGCTTGATTACGTTTTCATAAAAATCCGTAACAAAGGAGGCCATTCCCGGGAACCTCTCCGAGAAGGCAGTCCAAAGGCTACATAATTTTGCCTTTATTTCGTCCCAGTTCCGATAAACATACACGCCTCCCGCAACCAAAGCGGCAAAAGCCCCGATTGCAAGACCTACCGGGTTCAGGAGCAGTCCTTTCATGGCCATCCCTAAAACAGAGACGGCGCCTTTAAGAAGACCGAAAGTGGCGGCAGCAGCCTTGCTAGCAAAGGCAAATGAGCTTACTGCTAACTTAGCAACAAGCGTAGAGTTTTTGAGAAAAACCGCCGCTTTACCAATTTGAAGAAACAGTGAAATTGTCGTTAAAACCGGAGCCCCTAAAAGAAAAGCTGCAATCTTTAAACCATGAAAGGCGGCGACACCACCCAAGACCGCCCCCGAAACCTTCATAACGGTCAGAGTAAGCTGCTTGTTTTCTTTGATCCAGTCACCTATAACCTTGCCATATTTCACAAATTCCAAAGCTCCCTCTCTCAAAGGCTCAAGCAAAGGTTCTCCGGCACCGCGCACAAAATAAGAAACGGCATTAGAGGCAAGAGTCAATGCGTTCGAAGTTGTTTTGGCTCGCGCAGCAAACTCTTTTTCCATGGAACCTGCATATTTAGTCTCGTCGGCAACCAGAGCAAAGTTTTCACGGAGTTTTTCAATGTTTGCAATCATCGGCCCCATTGCTCGAGCACCTTCCTCTCCGAACATTGCAGTGAGGTACTGCATCTGCAGTTCTTTCGGTAACTTATTTTTAATTGCTTCAAGAACAGAGAAGATGGCCTTAGGAGCATCATTTTGAACCTCCTTTTGAAGCTGTTTAGCATCAAAACCCAGGTTCCCGAAAGCAGCCTTCTGCAGATCTGTCATCGATCCGCCCTTGGTCATGGTTCGCATGAAGGCGTTCATGCCGGTCGCAGCAACTTCTGCCTCAGCTCCGGCACCGATTAGAGTTGCAGCCATCGCGGCCGTTTGCTTAGCAGTAAGTCCGGCAACTTGCCCGAGTGCGCCGTAACGCTTCAAGGCCTCGCCGACCTGTTTGGCCATAGCAGCGTTTTCGTTACTGAGAGCATTCGTTGCGTCAGCCAAACTTTCAGCTTGATCCTGAGTAAGATTCATACCGGCTCGCCACTTGGCCATCATTTCTCCGGCCTCACCCGCGGTCATATCAAAGGCCACGCCCATCTTGGCGGCAGTTTCTGTAAAACGGATCAGGTCCTTCTCTTTGATACCGGCTTGACCGGCTGCCGCCGTAATTTGTGCCAAACCATCAGCGGTAATAGGAATAGACAAGCTCATTTCCTCAAGAGCTTTTTGCATATTCTTCAGTCCGTCGGGGGTGGAAAAGTCCACGACTTTTCTGATTTCGGCCATCGCATCTTCCATTTGCATGGCTTGCTTGACCGGCATGGCAGTAAATCTAGCGACCTCAGTTCCTATGGTAGATAATGCAACCATGGATCCGACGCCGTTTTCACGTAGTGAATTCTGAACTCCGTTGATCTTTTTAATAGTGTTATTTTTGCTAATTATTTTTGAATATTCCGTGGCTTTCTTAGATAAATAAGCTTGTTTTTGAGAAAGCTGTTGCATAGAAAGACCCGTTACTCCGAGTTCTTTTCTAAGGTTCGCCAGACTGCGGACTTCAGCATCCAATTTAATCTTGGAGGTTGCGACTTCTTTCGTTAAGCGGGCCGCTGCGGTTTTCATGACGGCCGACGGCGCATTCGTTCTCGACATCGCAGATCGAAGATTGTCGAGCGCTGCTTTCTGCCGGAAATATTGAGCCGAAAGTTTTTTTGTTGCTTCGATTTGCCGATTGAGACCGTCAATCTTTGAACTTGTCTTATTAAAAGAATCCACTCTTTCTTCGGCAATTTTCGTCAGATTTGCGGCCTTTTTGAAAACAGAAGAAAACTTCTGATTCATTGAGGCGGCAACCTGAAACATCAATTCATACGTTTTCGTGCCCATATTTGAGAATTCCGTTTACTTAACTGAAAATAATTCCTAAAATGAAAGGAAAAGAGGAGGAAGCAATGTTTTCGGACTCAGGAAGCACAAGCGGTCAAATAAACCCCGGGGCATATTTCGCGTGTCGATCGAGCAAAATAAAACCGCAAAAAGATGCAAGCATCACTCTTCTTCTGCTTACTCCCGTAGTATCACCGACCGAGCTTGCCGGGGATTCTGTTCTGAGCAAGTTTGTCTCAATCGCTTTTTTTGCCATGATTTACGGAGCTCAGTTATTGCTCCTTTTAGTATGGCTAGGATTCCTTCTGCTTTTTTTATCGCCGGTGATTGCTTTCTTTTGGTTTCTTTCGTTCCTCTGAGTTTTTTACTTATTTCTCTTTTGTTGTTCGTTCAAGATCTTATTTAACTCGAACACCCACCTCGCCAAATCAACAATGGGGACTTCGAACCATTCGAGAGCAGAGCCACCGCCTCCGTTTGAAGCTAACCAGAGGCAGTATTTCATTATTCGCTCTTCGATTTTTCGAGCATCGATTTTGCCCTCTTTTCTCTCGAGAAGGCCCGTTTTGTAAAAAAAGCCTTGATCTCATCAATAATTCCAAAATAGTCCGACGCAGGAATAGCATCCATAAATTCATACGGGAGTCCTGCGGACTTCGCGGCCATGAGAGAGCAGTATTCGTCATCCATCCAGGCTACAGGAATGACACGGCTTGGATCTTCTAATCTTCGCCTGATTTCGCCGGCGGCTTTTCCGTTAAAAGATTCAATATTTAAATCAATTATGTCGTACGTTTTGCCTTCGAATTCAAACGGTTCACTTAATGTATATTTCATTGCTTTAAATCCATAAAATCGAAAGCCGGATCACTCCGGCTTATTCGTTACGCAAGTCCTAAGTCTTTCCGGACGCTTTCCAACATGTCGGTATCTCCGAACTTGGCAATGAAGTTGTATTTGTCGACTTCCAAAACTTCCTTATCATCCACAAATACTTTGATGTAAATCACCTCAAATTCTGTCGAAGAGTCTGTTGTAGAACCAGGCTCAAAGGTGCCAAGACTGAAATTCTTCGGAATGGCTCGCATAACAACGCGCACGGGGGAACTAGCGAGCTTTCCTTCGGCGGTACGGAACTGTTGCTGAGAGCCGCGGATTTCCAAGTGGTGGGCTTGCTGTTTGGCCAGGTCCATGGCCGGCTTTTCAATCGTGCGCCAATTAAATGTCGCACTCATTGCCTGAAAATGCCCGAGGACGGGACTGTCAACTTCGCCGGCAATGCCTGCGCCGCTGACCGTATCGCTCATTGCTTGTATTTCAGGCAAGTCAACAGTTGCAATGCCCAGAAGGGCATTGTTTTCGTTATAGACCCTGTAGTTAATCAGTCTTTCAGGGACTTTATTACTTCCTTCCATTATTTAGCTCCTTACTGAAAAAGGGTCTGAAGATACTGAACGTCGTATTTAAATTTGAAATTGATTGCTCTGTTCGGAGAAGGCGGAGTCACGGATACATCGAAGACTACTTTGCCGTCCATCAAATCCAGGGTCGTGTTCTCGTCTTCTAGAAATTCAATTCTTCCGCCCAAGATGTACTGCTGTGCCGAGAGGCCGTTCAGCCAAATATTGGCGCTGTCAACAATCGTATGAACCTGTCTGCGATTGAGTGGACCGTCTATTCTCGGCCAGAAAGTTTGAACGAAGGTGTTTCCGATCCAGTTGAACATTCTGCGAACGGGGATGAAGGTATCTTTCACATCCGTGCTGCCCGGATAAGCCGCCGTTCTATTACCCCAGGCGACCCAGCCGCCGATAAAGTTCAAAGCGGTAACGACGCCTTCTCCGTTGAGATAGGCTCCATTGTCCTGTCCCAATACGACTTCAGTGCCATCCTTAAGCACTGTTCCGGTCATCTGAAGATTGTGGTTTGACGGGGAGACATACGGCACGTCGTCATTTTCGCTGTCAACCTGAGCCATTAAACAGGCGATCTGGGTGGACATACGATAAATTGTCTCGTCTAGTCTGATTTCCGGCCAGCAGGCAATCTGAAGGGGATCAACGATATTGTTGTCATTTTTCCATGCGGCAACTTCCGTGTATTGTTTTACCGTGTCTGTCGGAACATCGACTACACAAACAGACTTAAACACCGAGTTGACTGAAGCGCACTTTGCGGCCATTACCGCCGCCACTCCCGGATTTTCCGAGTAGCCTGGAGCGACGATTGTGCCCGGCACCAGACGGAAGAGCGGGAAGATATCCGAGATAAGCTCCAGCCCGCGCTTTCGACCTTCTGTGTCCACGCCGCCGATAATGTCCTCTTCGGTGACCTTGGATGGATCGAGTTTTTCTGCGAAAAGCGTAATGTCCGTTCCTGTCTGACACCTGAAGTCGCCGTCTTCATTTTTCAAGCTTGTAATCACAAGGAAACCGTCATCATCAAAAGAAAGGACGAAGTCATCATTGACCGAATAGTTCCTGCTCTCAGAAGATAACGTAAGGCCGGCCGGAAGAATGCCGGTCTCTTCTACCACCCCTTGTCCGGTCTTAGGGTCAAGCCTTACTGAAGTCGCGGAGACCGTGCACTTATGTTTTGCAGGATCCAAAACATTGATCGCAATAATCGGACAAACTCCGTAAAGAGAAAATGCCGACTGAATGAGTTCGGAAATACTGAAGCGGAATTTCTTGAGGCCGGATTCCGGATCAAGTTCTGCCGGAACGTGGCCGAAAGCCTCCACTGCTTCAGCATAGGAATAGCAAAGTTTGGGTTTATTTACATTCTCCGGATCGGCCATATTGACCGCTGCGGTGCCGATAATCACCGGAATACCCGCGGAGACTTCAACGGTCGGCAACAGGCTGGTGGCCTGCTCGGAAATACGAACACCATGTTCATACGCCATTTTCTAGTTCCTTTAAAAGTTGTTTGAGATAAAAATTCAGTATTTGTCCCTGCACGTGCATATCTTTCCGAGCCTGCTGCAGGGAGCTCACGGGAACGATTAAATGCCGAGCGGAAGGATACTTTTCTGAAAAAAGGTTCTTCAGATGAGGAGGAAGATCGCTATAAAAAATCGTCCCCTCGGTCAAACCAGGGAACGACGGCCCGATGTAAACACGCGCATTCATCAGAAATCACTCCTGATATGCTGCATGGCCGGCTGCGGCATGAACCAATTTGTGGTCATATCGGCCTGCCAGTATGGGAAAGCTTGTTCAGAATGGATATCGATGTCTATCTTAGGCATCAAGACGTACCTTTCGGCCAGCGTTTCGGCAGGAAGCTCTAAAAGTGCGGTCCGGATAGCCGAGAGAACCAATAGGCAGTCTTTCTGACCGTTCATGTCCTCGCCTTCTATTCCTGAAGACCCTTTTCCGTCACAGAATGATCCGGCAATGATTGAAACGGAGCAGTTAGTTCCCTCCCAGTCGGTGGATGACTTTTCATGACGAACCAAAACATAAGGGAAGACCTCCTCATCGTTCTTTAAAGGCAAAAATCCGCTATAAACTTTCGGGGTGACTGCCTCCCCGTTTTTGTTTAATAGCCGGAAATTTTTTACGGTTTCTTTGACCAACTCTACTAATGAGTCGCATAAGTTAATTTCATTCACTTTGCTTTTCCTTCCAAAATTGCGTTTACCTCGTGGTCCAAACGGGTCTGAAGCATCTCATTCATACGGTCTTGTACTTTCTCAGCTTGATTCCCGACCATTGCGACGACAGAAGGTCCGTAACGCTTCTTGATCGTTTCGTGAACCCTGGGGTTAGCTTTCGTTGCCTTTCGAATTCCCGTTCTCTCGAAAATATGTCCGCGCCACTTGAATCCTTTATTTAGGACTTCTCTGCGCGATCTGGAAATAGATACGGAGACTTGTTTGCGACGAGCGCCTGTCGTGTTTTCTGATCGAGGAGTGTGAGCAAACGATCGCAGAGGCAAGTTTGAGCCGGAGAGCCGAAGCTCCCCTTCAGGCTTCTTATTAGATGCTTTGATGATCCGGCACGCCTTCTTAACCTCAGACGGTTTTACGGAGAATTTTTCAGCGGCCGCCTTTGATGCAATTACGCGGCCTGAAATTAAAGTGCGATTAATAGCTCTGGGGAGCGCTTTTTGAAAAGCTCTCGGTATTTCTTCCAGAGCCGATTCCGCACGAGAAAGAGCGGTGTTTGAAACAGAGACTTTAAATTGCTTCATGACAGAACCTCCTGAGCAACGACTTTGAGCATTCCGTCTTCGACATAGGATTCGACGACCAAGTGAAGAGATCCGTCAATAGCAAAACGTGATCCGGCCTTCGGGGGCGACATTTCTTTAGCATTAATGAAAACGGTTAGAGCGTTTCTAAAAACACCCAAGAATTCGGCTACATCCCCGCTGTTTCCAAGGGCCGCCCGAATGTCTTTGTCAATTACGCACTTTATCTTCTTGCCGTTGATTTCATGAATTTCGGCAAACTCCTCTTCATTCAGAAAAACCGAATCGACATCGTCCTGAAGCATTTCTCTAAAACTGGTCATCGGTTCTCTCTATGGGCGGTTTGAGCCGCCCGTTCAGTTTTATTCGTCCGTTTTTTCAGAAGAAGTACCGCCTGTTTCTTCAGAAGAAGCACCCCCAGAAGCTGCAGAGCTTGCAACTGCTGCGGCAGCAGAACTTGTGACCAAGGCATCACGCATTACGCAGAAGGATTCCGGATGACGGATGTTGAGGTCTACGGATTGCAGAGCTCGAACTTCGACGCCGCCGTTATCAAACGCGGTAGAAGAATACGGGTTCGGAAGAATTTCAATCACACCCCATTCGCCAACGATCAAGTCAGCCCAGTTGGCAAAGAATAGATCAGAGCAGACGCCCTTCGAAGTGCCCTTGTCCAAATCGCTGCGGACTCTATTGGAGCGAGCAACCGGATATCCGTTGAGTTCTCCCGGGATGGAGTTGCGTCTTGTGTCGGTGATGGCTTTCCATAAATAGCCGCCATCGCGGTTCTTTAACTGCTTGAGCCAGCCGATTGTGCGGGCATTTGCTAAGTAAGTCATATTGGCCACGTCGGCATTCTTTTCTGCCACGAGCGTTTCCATTTCGATCAGATGATCGAAGCTCAACGGAGCACCGTTTTCGCCGCCGACAACTTCGTTGATGCCTGTATAGTTGGCGATACCTGTCGGCTGATTGCTAGCGCCGGTTCCATAGAGCGCTGCCTGGTCAATACCTTCAGCTAAACTGCGGATCAATTCCATGCGAGCGAAGTTTTCGATGTTGATCGAGCTCTGAAGGATAAGGTTGCGGCTCATGAAGGTCTTAGAAGCGATCGTCTTCATGTTGAGTGCGATCTTGTCAAACTTCGCATTGGTCGGAGTAACTGTGCCGTTTTCAGGAATCCACTGGGCAGTTGTTGCTTCGCTCTGGCGAGGAATTTCAACTTTGCCTTGCAAGCCGGTAAGGAAGGTAGCGCCGAGACTCAAAACAATAGATCTCTTGCGCAGCATATCAATGAAGGAACCGGCCAAAAGGTCTGTAGCGATAGTATTGCCGCCGTCGACCGCGGATCCTGCGCTGTATCCTGCATCGCGAGTTCCGTAGAAGGGAAGGTCTGTCGGCATAAAAAAGCCTTGAGAGGAACGTCCCATTCTCTTAGAGAGCTCTTGGTTGATTTCTCTTTCAAAGCCGGCGTTATTCCAATTACCGGAGCAGTAGGCGTTAATGGCTCGAACCAGGGAATAGCGCTGTCTTTCCTGCGGGGACAAGCCTAAGTTGAAGTCGATGCCGACAGCTCTGGATTGAGAAGCTGCAGGTGTGGCTCTACGGCTCTTTAATTGATCCATCACTGCCGCTCTGACTTGGTCGAGGGATTGCTCGCTGCGAATGAAACGATCGGCGTCGGAGTCGCTGATATCAAAATCGCGGCACATGGTCTGAATTGCCCGAACTCTTTCAACGGCTGCTTCAGCGGCTCGTCTTTCAATGCCATGAACGTCAATCGTGACGGGGGCCGGAGCAGTCTGAGAACCCGGAGCCTCTCTTGTTTGCTGGACAGGGGATTCAGCGTGGTTTGCTGCGGGAGCAGCATGTTTGGTATTTGTTGTAGCAGGTAATGCCATTTGGTTGTTCTCCAATGTGGTTAAAGATCTATAAACTCCGACTGTTGGGTCGGCAGGGATGGATACCAGTGAAACTTCCATAATTTCCCAATCGATCGCGCGGTAAACATCCGAGGTGGTATCCAACTCATATTTGTTCACCGCATAACCGACAGAGACGTTTGTCAGAATTTTTTCTCTGACCAAAGAAAAGGCTTTTTCTCCTTCCGGAGTTTTTGCAAAACGGATGTTTGCGTAGGTTCTCTTTCCTTCTTGGGTGAGAGATTCCACGACACCGATAATGTTGTCGGGTTTGTGGTTAAAGAGAAGCGGCATAGATTGCTGCCTTTCTCCGATTTTTTGCGCTCCCGGGGAATGGCTCAGGATTTCCTTGTCGCCCCATCGATCGACCGGGTACTCGCTAGCCACAGAAATTCGCATAGTGCGATTTTCTTCATTTGTCTCTTGAGCGCGCTCAAACTTGAAGGTTCGCTCCTTTATTCCGGTTTCCAGTGCCCGGGTACGAAAAACCCGGCATTGCGCCGGGTCAGTCTTTATCGTCATCATCTTTACCTCTATCGGTTGAAATTCCCTCATTTTGTGGGCTTGCCTTCAGCATCCAGTCAAGTCCGTCCTTTTTAATCATTTCGGTTTCTGCCTTAATGTCTTTGAAGATTTCTTGGATATCGCGGTTGCTTCCGCTTGTGGCTGCCGCATCCGCCCGCGACATGATGCCCAAACGGACCGCAGTCTCGTAAGCCTTCATTTCCTTTGAAGGATCTACCCAAGGCCAACCTCTGGGTTTAAATTCAACAGCTTGGTACTTTCTTTTGTTTTGGAAATAGTCCTTGATCCGGATTCTTCCGGAGACTACCGCCGCATCAAGCCACTCTCGATAAATTCGAGAGAGGAAGTTGTCGATTAGCCAGCGCTGAAGAACTCGCCAATTCTCTCTTTCGTCCGTTAAAGCAAGGCGGCTGGAGGAATAATTGCTTTGACTGTAATCCCGGCTCAACGACTCGTAAGAGACGCCAACGCCGGATGCAATCTCGCGCAACATGTACCGCATGAAAACTTCTAAATTTCCTGCCGGCCGATTCAAGTTTGTGGGGGTGACCTTTTCTCCCGGAAGCAGTCGCCGGAAAGTTCCCGGTTCAGATCGCTCCATCGGAGGTATGTTAACTTTAGTGCCTGATGCTGTTGGCTCAACATCAATATTTTGTTCAATAAAACCGACGTTGTTTGCGGCTATTCGTGCTGCTATAAGCTCAGATTCCGCATATCCGGACATTTGCCGAAGACGCAAAAGAATCGAATGCATCCACGGTGTTCCGCGAGTTTGCGGCCAGCGGTTAACGACATACAGGTGCTCGATTTCTTTGGCCGGTATTCTTCTGGCTTTTTTCTCCGTCTGCGGAAAAATCAGGTCTCCCGGATGCTTGTCTCGGAACCAATAGGCCATTGGTCGCATCCAATCGTCGACTTCAATGCCGAGCCGCAGTTCTGCACCGTTATTAGATCGCACCGGAGCTCCTTCAAAATCCAGGAGAAGGTCCGGCTCGATGACTTCAAGAGCAAATGGAATTTCTCCGCGACCAAAAGCGCGATGAATTTTCCGAATAAAAAATTCTCCGTCTCGGAATACACCAGCCATGGCTAACCGAAGCATATCTGTCATGGAAAGCTGCCCCGCTGTATGGCACGTTTCCTTTTCGCACCATTCAGCCCACGCCGATTCAATTGCATTATTCAAAGCATCGTCCGGATCTCCATTCGAAAGTACGATTCTTGCCTGAGTTGAGATGCCGCTGCCGACAACGTTGTTCTGCACGATGCGGCAGATGTTCATAGCGTGCGGGTTGTCCCGCAGCATCTGTCGGCTGCGATTACGCAGAGTTGTGAGGTCGTTGGCCAACTCTGCATCCTGCGAAGTTCCCCAAGCCCTCCAATCCGCCGTGAAACGGTTTCCTGCGGCGGCAGCAAACGCTCGCTCATTCAACCCGACTATTTCACCGGTGCTCATGGCCGGTCTATCGGTTGTCCGCTTAAGTTTTCGTTTACTTTTTTTCATACGAATTTCACCAGAATTTTTCTAGGATCGCGTCCTGCTCTCCGGCATTCCTCTAAGTAAACCTGTTCGAGGTAATAATCGATGACTTTCTGAAGTTCCGTAATCGTCGAGTATTCGATTGTGCGGGAGCCTATGGTGTACCTTTTCACTCGGCCGCCGCTCGCGATGAACTTTGAAAGGGCTGAACGCGCCTGATCGAGGCAGCGCTGAGCCTCGGTGCGAGGATCGAATGTTTCATCCTCAATAGCCGGCATGATTTCAAAAGTGTCAGCTATTAGGGTTTTTCTAAAGCCATCCTCATTCGCAAAACGCAAGATCAAGCTGGCGCGTCCGGGTTTTAAATTCAGAGAGTCTTTTGAACTTAAAAAGACGCTGATATATTTGCTCTCGATAGCTACATTAGTAACTTCCACCGGATCCGAGACGGCGTTTTTTATAAACGCTTTTACCGAAACTTTGCTCGGCAACTTATGCGGGTGATAGCCGTGCCTACAATCGATTTTCCATTCAAAGCTATCTCCAACGGTAAAAGTTTCTACCATCCATAATCTCCTTGATTTTCAAACGCCCGGAAGAAGTCGTCTCGAGGAGCCTCTTTGGGAGGCTCAGATGCGACCTCCGCAGGAGGTGCAACGTTTTCTACTTCCGTTTTCGGAGCCGTTTGTTTTTCGATATTTTTGTGGGGAGCGGGTGCGGAATCCTCATCTGAAAAGAGTCTGAGCTGTTTTTGCTCAGCAAGTTCCGTCTCCCACCGCTCCTTTTTCCATAAGTGGAGTCGTAAAGAACGGGCAGCATGGAGCGCATAAACTTCGCAGTCCAAAGCCTCATTTCTGACTCCGGACTTCTTTTGCCAAACGCGTTTTAATCCTCTGCCTTTCGGAGCTTTAACTTCGCTCGTTAACTGTTCAAAATAGTCAGGTCTTACATTCTTGTACCAGTGGAGCCTGCCCGGACCGTCTCCGGTAAGTTTCACACGTCCGCCGTTGGCATCAACCCCGAGGATCAGATCTTTGGCCCGGCTGGTGCCGACAATGAATGGTTTCACGCCGAAGCGCGTGGCCTTGTATCTGCCATTTAGGTCAACCGAAACTTTAGGGGTCGTGAAGATTTCCTTCGAATCGTCGTTGACTGACGAGCCTTTCACGGCCATGTAACCTTTCTGTCTTCTTGCTCGGACATACGAATAAACCGCATCGTTTGTCTGACCGTCTGAAGAGTCGATCGAAACAGCCCGAATCTTTGCCTTATATTCGCCCTGACAAAGGAAATCCTGATCCAAGAGCTTGTCCAGATCCTCCCAGGCGCCTTTCTCCGGAATCATGGTCGTGCCGTGGATTTCCCCCCAATACACCAACCAGGACTCTTCCCCGGCTCCCCACGCTCGAATGATGACGGCCAGTCGATCGTGCTGCACGTCGACGCCTGCGGTAAGGACGACCCCCATTACCGGAACCGTCATTTCTTCGTAATCTTCGCAGCGTTCTGCAAGGTCGTTAATATCCGGCAGACCGTTTGAAAATTCGTATGGAAGCCCGAGCTGGTTATTGACAAAGCTCTTCATGAAGCTGTCATCGCCCTGATCGAGTTTTGTTTTGGCTGAAAGGAACTTCTTAACGATTTCTTCCAAACTCGATCCGGGGAACGGGCTGTAAAGCTCATTGATGTAGAAGCCCGCCACGCCGCTGAAATCTGCCGTCGGTCTCCATTCACCGTGTTTTACCGCTCGGTTTTTCTCTTCGTTATTCCATTGCGAGCCGCAAAACGGACAAACGTATCGAGCAGTTTCCGGCAGCGCATCTCCGAAAATTTCGTGCCGACGACCTTCTTCGTGCTGCCAACTCACGTTCTCCCAGGAAAGTGTTTGCCACTCTCCGCAGTGCGAACACCTTACAAAGAAATTCCTCTTATCGCTTTCTCGGTAGGCTGCTTCGACCTTGGATAAACCCGCTACGGTTGGTGTGCCCCCGAAGATAATCTTGCGCCTAGGGAAGGACTTGGTTCGCTCTTCCAAAAGTTTTATCGTATCGCCTTGCTGCTTGACGTCCGAATTACAGTCGTCCGGCTCTTCCACGCAGACCACTGGGGCCGGCGTCGATTTCACTTCGGACGGAGAATTGGAACTCACGAATTTCAAAAATCCGCCCGGGAAACCTTTAAAACCCCATTTGTTGTCACGGTCTCGCTTGGATCCGACCGGAATCAAAGCGGAAAGCGAAGGTGTCACTTCAACCATTGGAACGAACTTCTCTTCGTTAAATTTTTTGGCCGAGCCTTCTTTGTCAAACATGACAATGATGGGGCAGGGAGCCAAGTGAATTCGGTGGCCGATATAGTTCAAAAGAACGCCGTCGGTCCACGCGACCTGGGCGGACTTCTGAGCGACGACTTTAAAAACTTTCGGATCATCAAGCGCCTCGTGGATTCCGGCAACCCATGGAGTTGCCGAGGCCACGTAACGGCCCGGAAGGGCTGTGGACTTCGGACTCATGAACCGATACTTTTCGGCCCATTCGGTGGTCGTCATCCTAACCGGGGGAGCCACCTCCGCCGCCAGAACTTTCAATAGTTTGGCTATAGCCGTTGACGTATTCATAACAATCCTTCAGAGTCTCTTCGCACTTTTCGGTAAAGACGAGTTCATCCATTTCCCGACCGGTGGCTACATAAACTTCGCTTCGGACAAAATTCGGAATCGCCAGTAGGCGGTTTTTAAAACCTGAGAAAACGGTGCGAAGCACGGGAATCAATTCCTTGATATCCACGAGCTCGCCTTTTTCTTTTTTGAGCTGGATGAGCACTCGCTCGGTCTCGATTCGCTCCCGAGCCAGTTTTACCTTCATGTATTCGTCCGTTTGTCCGGCAGCGGCCTTTCGAAGCTGCTTGATGTATTCGAGTCGGATCTGATCCAAGCTCGCCGTTTTCCAATCAATCCCAAGTTTTGAAAGCTGCTTAGAAACTGCTTGTTGACTCAGTCCGAGGTGTTCTGCTATTTGTTGCTGAGTCGTCATAAAATCTCCTAATTTTTACTTTACAACCCCCTGAAATTTTTCAGATGTAGAGAAAAATCGGGGTTTCACGCCCGCAATCCCGAAAGTCCCCGGAAGTACCTAAAACCGACAACAAAAGAGCGCCCGAAGGCGCCTGGGAAACTATGTTATCTATTTAGCTATTTAGAACCAACCGAAAACATCTGCAAGCTCCGGATATTTCCTCTTGGCTTTGATGTTGTCCATGATCGGCATGCAGTAATCCCTTATGTAACGAGCGCTGCCAAAGGCCATCTTTGTTACTCGTTCGGCTATCAATGCAGATTCTTTTTGACTAAATCCAAGCCTGATTGCGAGTGCATATATCTGTTGAGTGTTTTCGATCACCAACGGGTCTTTTTTTGCCTTTCTTTCGCTAGTGTTGCGGAATTTGTCAGCTAATCGCACAAAGTTCAAATGTTCCTTGATACCGTATTTCTTTAAAAACTTTTTGGGAACGCCGCCGAGCTCGGCAACCAAGGTGAAATATCCATTATCGTGGAGGGATGGGTTGTCCAAGAATTTTTGAACCCAGTCTTCTCTTTCGCCAATGTTGTCAAAGTCGATATGTACAACTTGGTTTTCTGTTTTGTTTTGCTTCATTTTGTTTTCCTTGAGTGGTGTTTTCCAATGCCCACACATTAGCTCTGTGTTTTAGACCGATCAACCCAACCTATTGAAAAATAACAATAAAAATTCAAAGCTATTTGGATCATTAAAATATCGGAAACCAAGGAGCAAACAATGCGAAAAAAAACATCCGGAACGATCTATATTCTGACCAACCCGTCCTTTCCTGAATGGGTAAAGGTTGGGTTCACAACAAATCTGCCTCAAAGGCTAAAAACGCTGAATAATTCGACAATGCTTCCTTTTTCCTTTCGCCTTTTCGCAACTTACGACGTTCCCTGCGCGGTTGCTGATAAGAAATTCCATGATCTCTTAGGAGAGTTCGAAAGAAGTCGAGAAGAAATCAATGGCAAAACACGGCGTCGTGAGTTTTTCAAAGCCAGTCCAGAGGCAATTTTTCAAAAACTTCAATCTTTCGCAGAAATACACGGAACAGAAAAACGCTTGCACAGATACAACGAACGTAAACCCTCAAAGCAAGCGAGAATTGACCTATTTTCAATTGGTCTCAATCCCGGAGACCTATTGAACTACATTCCGGATAAGCGAATAAAAGTTAAAGTCGTTGACAATCGGCATATCGAGTACAAAGGAGAGATCACCAGTCTAACCGCTGTTGCAAAACAACTTTTAAACCGCAGTAGGGGTGTTAGAGGCCCGCAGTACTGGATGTTTAACGGAACTCCTCTGTTAGAGATGGAAAAAAAGTCCTAGACGGCTATTTCATCAAACGTTTTCCCATCCTCACGAACCGCTTTCTGCCCTGTTGCATCCTGCCAACGACGGATAATCACATCGCAGTACGCCGGGTCAAGTTCCATCACGCAAGCCTGCCTCTTGAGTCCTTCACAGGCAATGATCGTTGTACCTGATCCTCCGAAGGAATCGAGGACAATGTCTCCTTCTTTAGAGCTGTTTTGGATCAGGTAAGCAAAGAGATCAACCGGTTTCATTGTCGGATGCGCGGCATTGCGAACCGGTTTGTCAAACTCAAGAACAGTCGTCTGAGAGCGATCCGAATACCAAGCGTGCGCTGCGCCTTCCTTCCATCCGTACAGGCAGGGCTCGTGCTTCCACTGGTAGTCCTGGCGACCCAAGACCATAGAGTTTTTAGACCAAATCAGGCACTCGCGCACAGTCCAGCCAACGTCTCTGCACGCACCGCGGAAATTGAAGCCTTCCGAATCTGCGTGCCAAACATAAAAAACTCCGCCCGGAAGCAATACCATATCAGCCGCTTTAAATGCCTTATGCAAAAACGTTCTGAACGATTCATCATCCATCTTGTCGTTCTGAATCGTTAAGGCATCCGCGGTTTTACCCGTGTAGGCAACGTTATATGGAGGATCCGTTAGGTAAAGATTTACTCTACCCCCCCCCATTAACTTAGCCACATCGGCCTCGTCGGTCGAATCTCCGCACATGAGTCTGTGCACTCCTAAGATCCATATATCTTTCGACCGAGTTTTGGGAACGGGAGGCACAGGGATGATTTCGGCATCCTTAATTTCTGGCTGTTCACTCTCTGCCTCGTCCACGACCTCAGAATCCTCTTCGTCCGACTCTGCTTCCGATTCAAAAGACAGGAGAGCTTGAATTTCTTTCTCGTCATATCCGGTTACTTCGGATGAATAATCATGCGCGGTAAGCCATTCCAACTCTTCCTTCAAAAGGTCTTCATCCCAACCTGCCTCAAGAGCCAGTTTATTGTCGGCAATGATATAGGCGCGTTTTTGTGCCTCTGTCAGGCCGATCAGGACAAGAACGGGCACTTCCTTCATGCCGAGGCGTTTTGCGGCCTCAAGGCGACCGTGACCAGCGATAATGCCTTGTTCTTCATCAATGAGGATCGGATTCGTCCAGCCGAACTCTTTAATTGAGGCGACAACTTTCTCAATTTGCTCTTCGCTGTGAGTTCGGGAGTTTCGTTCGTAAGGTATCAGATCTTCGACCTTTCGGTAAACGATCTGGAGCTTTCTGTCTAAATCCATATTTTTTCCCATGAAAAAAGCGCCCGGAAGGCGCTTAAATTTTTGTGTGTCTTCGATTTTTTTCTTTACATCGCAAATCTGGCGTTTTTTGCCGTCTCGAATATTGCGTTATATGTGCGATTTCCGAGGTTGCGGTAGTTCATTGGCCCGGTTGATATGGCTCAGCCGGGAAAGCCTATCCTCACTCATGATTTCCTTTGTTTTAGCGAACATGGAGAATCAAAGTTAATTCTTCAAATACTCTCATCCAGTCGTCACTGGATGAGAGTATTTTCTTTCAAGGAGAACTGCTGAAAAAGGCCTCTATTTCCGCTCAAAATCGCTTGTGTGCGTTGAGCTTTAAAATGGATAGGGGAGGATATAGGGAGAAAAATAAAAGCGCTACAAAGGCGTCTTGCGCTCTTTCCGCCGAATTTTACGAAAATATAGCACTTTTTCATCAAAAATGTCGGATCGGTATTTTCCCTTAGTGGTTTCAGTGTTGTTAGCAATCTCATCTAAAGCCTCCGCAATATCCCTGTCTGCCATGCAAAGTCGATTAAAAAGAGTGTCCCTATGAACTGATAATCGAATGGCCGCTCTTGCCATACCTGTACGGACTTTTCCGCCATAGACAGCGAAAACTGCCGTTCTCTCTTCGTCCGGCAATCTGCTGATGATTTTGTCGACCCGCATCATGTAGAAATCAACGCCGGCTGCGTTAATCAAATCCTGTGGCGCCCTGGAGGAACTTACGACATCGTTACCTAAAGCCAGAAGGCAATGCATTCTGATGCGGTTTCTATTCCGCCAGTTCATCCATTTAATAAGGATGTGTTTGATTCTTGGGATTCTGGCCAATTTTTCGTCCTCTAAAAGAAAAAATACATGGATATGGTTTGGATACCATTTGGATATGATTTTGGATACCATAAATTTTTTATATCTTTTTGTTTTTATTAGATTATTTATATATTGGATACCATGGATACCATTTTTTGTATTTAATACGTGCGTGAGAGATTTTTCTTTAGTGCTCTCTTTATCCGTATCTAATACATACGCGCGCGCACGCACGTTAAGAGTTGAAAAGATGGTATCCATGGTATCCAAAGCTGGATAACCATTTGAATTTACGTTAAAAAATACACAATGGACGGTATCCAGAATGGTATCCAAATGGTATCCGCGATGGTATCCGGAGGCCGTTTTCCCGATTTTTCGGCGCGCGAAAGCGCTCAACGAAGAGGGGGTGCGGGGGAAGAGGTTAAATGTGGCCATAATTCCTGAACCTCCGGTTCGCTGAATAAACTGCCTCTTGAAATTCTCTGAGCTTAGGACTGAGAATGTCCTTCGCTGGAGGATTGCAAGATAACTCGACAGGATCAACTCCGGGAAAATATACCGTGACCCTTCGCTCCAGATACTCTCTGGATGCTCCCACAATTTCTGGATTGAATTCCTCTTTGAAAATCTGTGCCCGGAGCTTTTCCATCTTCGGCAATATTGAACTTGCTCTAATTCCGAACATCTTTGCATTCATTACGGACCGCTCACCCGCCGCAGGCGCCCAAAGTTGATAGGCTCTGAATAGATCCTGAGACGGGGCCGGGCCAACAGGAAACGGAGTTTCTCCATCCAGCCAATCCATAATGAATCGCCTGGCAGAATCTGTTCCGACCATTCTCAGATTTCTTGAGGCCTCTGTCTCAATAGGCCTAGTCGACGGGCCGAAGCCTTCTAAGTTGTAATGCAGTAGGTAATGGCAGAAAGCTGCCACTCCGCCATTTTCAATCTCGTCGCAGAGGTCTTTAAAGTATTTCTGCGGATGATCCGCATTGTATTCAATGACCATGTAGCGGCGGTCAAACCAATCCAGGGCTAGAGGCGGCATCTCGTTTGAAAGAAAAACGAAATTCGTAAAGTTATCCTCTTCCCGGACAGGCTGATTTTTCTCTTCGAGCTGGTGAACGGGGCTCGTAATGAGATTTTTGAGCTTTCCTTTTAACTCCTTACGCTCTTTACTCGTAATAACTTCGTCGGCCACAATGAAAAGTTTCTGAGACAGCCAGGCGTTGAATCTTGATGTCATCAGCTGCTGATCAACGTGCCGGGAATATTGCCGACCGTAAATTCGCTCAATAACGTCAAAAAACATTCCCTTACCAGTGCCTTCTCGTTCACCAAATACCACCAGCGCCGTATGCATCTTGGCGCCCGGGTTTTGTATCGGATAGGCCAGCCACTTCAACACCCAGTCGAAAACATTCTCATCCTCACCGCAAATGTTGAACAAGTGGGCGAGAATCAAATCGCACTGCGCGTTCGGATCGGGGTTGGTATGCCAACCGGTGAAAATGTTTATGCAGCCATCCGGAACATTTCCGCCGGGACGGAATACAAGCTGATCCTTACGAACCCTTTTCAAGTTTCCAAATGAATTGTTCAAATATCCGGTAACCAGCTTGGAGTCGTAACAGGACTTCAATACTCCGATCTTGACAAGTAATTTTTCCTGCAGATCCCAGCAAACATCATCCGGATAAACGTGAACAAATCGTTCCCCGAGCTCGTTTACTATTTTTTTGATCTTTTCCTTTTCTTTTTCCAGATCGGAGACATTCTTCGATTTATTTTCCGGAGATGACTTTTTGGAACCCTTATCAAATTCAATGAAGGCGGCTTTCGTGCTGTCGAGTTGGTTCCGAACTACCTCGATACCTTCCTCGGTTGCCAGATCATTGAAATCTGTACCTCCGTTTTTTGGTTCTGCGAATTTCGGACAGATAACTTTGGCTGCCGTTTGGCGAGCGGCGGCCTTTGCTTTAGCGACTCCAATATTTAAAAGAGTTCGACGTCCGAATTGTTTTTGTCCGGGATGCTTTTCAGCATAGTAAACGCAAGTCTCGCCGTCTTTTTCTCCCCAATATGCCTCAATGGACACCTGACCTTCAGGAGTATCAACATATTGAATTCGGGAGGACGATCTTTGGGCAAAAATCCTCAGTTCATAATTCAGACGGGATTTGACGTCTGCCTGGAGGCGATCTGCATAATGACAATCATTGTCTGCAGCAATAATAAAAAATATGTCCGGATATTTCTTCTTAAATTCGGTCAGTACCGGCTCCAGATTGCCGGCAGAAAATGCGACTACTACCGGCAACTTGATCGCTTCATAAACAGAACAGCCGGTTGCCCATCCTTCGCAAAGATAGACAATCTCGGTCTTTTCGCTAATTTGACCAATTAAGGCCCAACTGCCTTTTGTTTCGCTGCCGTAGAGAAACTTTTTCGATATTGACTTGGAACCGTCATCTTCTTCGGCTTCAGCAATGGTCTGCAGTCCAACCAGGGCAGTGCCTGAATCCGTAAATCTATTTAACGGGATTAAGATGCTTCCGCCTAACTGGCGAGCTCCTGCGGGTTTGATTTTTTTCTTTTGGACGTAAGGATGGTCAGCCGCGACAGAGTGCTGAGTAGCAACGCTGTCCCACATCGAAGCTGCACGCTGAGTTGCCTGTTCACGTTTTTTCCGAATAGCCTCATCAATGACCCGTTGATCTTCCGCTTGGCGGTTATCGATTTCGGTCTTTTCTTCAGCCGTCCATCCAGTGCGTTTGTTTTCGATGCGATAGCTTTCTGAGCCGATGCCAAAAACACCAAACAGATATTTTTTCCCGGACGAAAGGCTGTGCTCCCAAATTGCAAACCAGGCCTCTTTGCCTCGTTTGAATCGAGAGTCGCGAGGTTTAAATCTTTTCCAGTTATCGCGATTTGCATAGAGCTCAAAGCCGGGCGGAATGTAAATCCCTACCGAGGCCATTTGCTCTTCAATGTCTTTAAAAGTACGTGCCATATTTTGACCCTTTAGACCCTGTAAAGAAAGGAGGTGCACCCGCGGCCCGGGTCTCATGGCAAGTGTTGCAACACTCGGTGCACCTCGAAAGCCTATGAAATCAACGAGTTGACATATCGAAATTTGTGGGTGGCCTTCCCCGAAGAGTGAGAAAATAGAGTTGCTCAATCACCATTAACCAACATAGGAGAAGGCCATGAAAACCGTCCTTGAAACAACCGGTTTGCTTATTGGAGCGTTGGGAGCTTTTCTTACTGCCATCACTCTCATTAAGCCAACCAAAAGAGAGAAACTGATGAGAAAACTCAAGAAATACCTTAAATCCCTGGCCGCAGCGATTAACTACTGTTTTCTTTCCATTTACCAGTTGATTCCCGGATCGAAGACCGTTCTGGAAGCCGAAGTTCTCGACAGCAAAAAATATTATTTGCCCTCCAATTACACTGCAGTAAAGGTGACTGCTAAAAACATCATTGCTGTTCCTTTTAACCGTATAACCTGCAATGTTCCGTTCTTTATCGGATACATTCGCGATCGTTTGGATTACTCTTGGTATTGCCAATACGGCCAGCCCGTGGAGAAAGTCGGTGAAGAAATCGTGTGGAACGGAGAAGCTGCTTTGAAGGGTAGCTTCTTTTTTACTTCCAAAAACCGCAGCTGCATTTTGATTTTTGATGAAGAAAAAATCAGAGACGGCGTGACCGTTACTCTTTCGGGGAATAAGCCTCTGAAATCTTTTTCTCAGCACTTCAACAACTTGCATAAAAATTAATCCACAATTCCAAAAGGAAATCCGGCATGAGTTAATTACTCTCACTTTCGATAGCGGCCTTGTATCTAGCCGGACCTCCGAAACCCAATAATTAAATATTTACAAACAGCACTACAGCCGTAACCAGCGCACACAAAACAAAAAACATCAGCGTCCAGCACAAATTTTTTTCAATTCGAGAACCAGTACTCCCTCGAGAAAGTCTTTGTGAGTCCAACTCCTGCAGCCTGCGCTCCAGTCGCTTTTGAGCTTGAGTTCTTTCTTCTTCTGTCATTTTTTCTTCCTTCTCCTGCCGGTAGTTACGGCACTGGTTCGGCAGTGTGCGGTGTTTTTTCAGAGTTCTGCCGTACCCGTCTCTCACTTCCCCGTCTCCTGCCGAATCAGCGTCGTATCGACGCCATGGTGTTCGTATTCCTGAATTCGTAAATTGAGAGCATCACGTTTACGGAGGTCCCTCATGACTTTCTTCTTAGCCCACGCGTCCATAACGTCCCGAATAATCGAGTTCTGCGATTTGTCCGGATCTGCGTCAATCGTTCTTCGAATGACGGCAATGGTCACGTCAGTGAGCATCGCTCGCACTTCGTTCGTCCCCTTGTCTCTCATGGCAAAGTTTCCTGGCTTGTTCCGGCGTTATTTTGTTGAGTCGAATAGCTGCACCAATAACTTCGTCTTGCTGGCGAATAGTCAATGTTTCAGGCCATTGCGAAATCGCGGATGGGCTAATTCCCAAGGCTCGACCAAGCAAGACCAAATTTCCAAAAAATAAAGCGGCTTCTTCTCTTTTCATACATCGCATTTTAAGCACACTTAAATATTTTTGGCAAACGCTTTTTTTGTGCACTTAAACGTTTCGTCAATAGACTGTTTCTATGAAATCCCTAGCTCAACGATTTAACGAAGCACTCTTGGCAGCCGACCTCTCTAAGAAGGAACTGGCCGATGCGGTAGGCATATCTCCGTCCGCTGTAACGCAAATTGCAAACGGTGAAACAATTCTATATGAAGCTTCTGTAGCCTTGAAAATAGCAAGAAAGCTCAATGTCGATCCTTGGTGGCTGGTATTGGGCGAAGGCGATATGCAACTTCCTGAAGGCAGCCAGCTCGAAGAAGCTCAGTCTCTTTTGAAACAAATGCCAGCTTCAAACCTTACTGCAGTGACCACCATACTGAAGCAACTTTCTGAAATCAATAAAATTTAAGCACACTTCACTTTTTGAATTGATTTAAGTATACTAAAACGCATCTCAATGAGGTGCGTTATG